TCAACCAGCTGGTAGTTCCAACTTGAGCAGAACCAACATAAACTTGTGTGCCTGTTACCTGTGGAGAACCTGTCCACTGAGTCTGCCAAGCATTCCAAACAGTTCCAAGAATACCAGCTTGAGCAGCTAAACTTTGAATTGTGTTAAAGTCGCCCATAACCTGATTGATAATATCAGGTAAACGATTAGTTTCAAACCAGTCGTCTGTACTTGGATTTAAAATAACTTTACCAAGGAATGTATAAATTGCGAATGGATTAATATTTTCTAAACGGGAACCATATGGTTGAGAAATTAAAACACTAGAAGTATATGGTAATGTAATTACGCTACCAGTTACCTGATAATCAGAAGCAGCCCTTTGAGTATTATTTGTGTTCGCTTCAATCAAATTAACATTATTCATTGTATAGAATGGGCGCAATACATTGTTCTGCATATCAATAGAGCATAGATAATCTGGATTTGCAGTATCGCCAGAAGGAGTTCCGCTGAAATTATCTACAACGAATCCATTCTGATACATAGCCATGCCAGTATTTGGATCATGAACTGCTGTAGCTTGAGTTTGTTGTTCTAACAGTGATAAGGAAGTGTAGTACTCAAGTTGATTGATACGAGATTCTAACTTACCAATATCGCGCATTGTGTAACGCTTGTTTTCAGCTTTAGTAACAATAACTGAAGTATTTGTTGTACTGAAACAATATGGCTCAATATTTAAAGTATAGAGCAACATTCCAAGGTTTGGATCTGCAGGAGCTCCAGGATTTAAAGAAGGAGTTCCTTGAATCTGATAGAAATTACCTTTTTGATCAACTGCAATCTTATCAGTTCTAGCCAAGTAGTAAGAGAAGTCAGCTTCAATGTTAATACCACGCTTAGGAATCAAGGAGATTGCGCCACCAGATCCAGTAAATGCTATACCAGTGCTATCTTTTCTTGAACGGAAATCGATAGCATCACGAAGTGGAGTGCCTTGATATGTAGGAATTAAAGCGTAAGGAACATTGGTATAAGAGTCAACAGTAAAGTAGTCACCAGTTCCGTGAGCAAAATATTGGAATGTTACTTGAACTGGAGCAGAAGGAGGAGCAGCAGATGGACTTAATGTTAAAGTAGCTAACTCATATGAATATGGAGTTTGACCATCACTAAATGTGTATCGTTCTCCAATATCAGTTACATACTGTGAAGAAGAAGGAGTTGTTCCGAACGCAACATTATCTGCTTGAAGGATACTGATAATTTTGTATCCATCAGCTTGACCAAGATTTAAAATTGGAGCTTGAGCAGCTGCTTGACTTGTAAATGTTACAGTAGTTGTTAATAGTGTTTTATTTTTTCTAGTTTGTTGGTTGCTTGTTTTAGTAACTGCAGCAAGAACAACGAAAGCTCTAGAAGCATATGATGCTGGTAAAGTAATTGTTGCTGAACCTTGATTTACAGCAATTGTGTAGTTTGAATTGCTCACAGTCAAACCAGTCGTAGCATCAACAATTTGGTAGTTATCAGTCTGAGCTGCAGAAATCATTACTCCACTTGGAGCAGCGATAGTTAATGTGCAGTAACCGCCAGAACCAGAAGTTGTAGTTCCAGTAAATTTCTCATATGCGCTATAAATTACACGATTAGATGCATCAGCAGCTGTAACGGATTTAACAGCGTAATATGGTAATGGGAAAATCAATGATTCATTTTGTGGTTCATTAATTTTAGCACTAATTAATGAAATAGTATCATTAGTAATAGTAACTGATGAATCTACTGTAATAGAGTTCTGAGAAGAAATTGCTGTAACCCTACGAATATTTGAAATACTGCTACCAAGTTGAATATAATCTCCAACTGATAGTGATGTTTGGAAAGAAGTTCCAACACCAGTAACTGTTGTACTTGAAGAAGCATTAACAGCGCCTGCTAATTGATTTAAGGTTGGAACAATATCTGCTGTAAATGTTGTAGCAGCAGATCCGCCAGCATAGTACATCGATTTTACATGTTTAGCAAAAGTGTAACCAGCATTCATTTCAATATCGAACAATGCTGCTTTATATTGAGCAGTGGCAGAACCGATAGTTCCATTATCCCACTCAATAAAACCGATACGAGCTGTACCAACAGCAACGCATCCTGATTGTCCAGAAATATTTGTTCCTGCTAACGAAGAACCACGACCAAGAACAGTAGTTTCGTTGTATAGAGTAACTTGGGCGTATGTATCAACTGGTGGAACATAATTTAATGATTCAATTAAAACATAGTTACCAACAGTTTGTGGAATAGTTGCTGCAGCTACTTGAACTTGATGACTTGCGTCTCTTGTTTTAGGGATTGTTACATATTCAGTAGCAACTTTAGTAATTTCATAACCTTGAACATACGCTTTTCCTGGCTCAAGACCAATAGCCAAACTATTCGCATCTCCAGTTAAGGAGATACCACGATTGAAAATTGGATTAGTTGTATACTGCCAGTAAACACCAGTAGATCCTGGACCATCGTATACTGGTGTTGTTAAAGAAGTTGTTGTTGGTGGAATGTTACCTGATGTTGTAGCAGCAACGCTTGTTGAAACATAGTAGTTTCCACCATAAGAAACAATATCACCATTTAAATATGTTTGTCCTGCTGCCCAAGTTCCACGATTGTTTGTTCTCGCTTCACGAACATCAATTTGGAAAGGAGAAACTGTATAATTTCCAGCCTCATCATAGGTACGACGAGCTAATTCGTCTTCAATAATACTATATTGAGTTGTATTAACAATACGCTGAATTTGGCCATTTTCAACTTGTAACAATTCAATAAAATTAGAATCGCTTGTGCTACCAATTGGTAAAGTTGATAATGTTAAATCAATAAAGTAACGATGAGCTCCTGGAGCTGCATAGTTATATGATGTTTGAGCATTATCGAGAAGAGTTGAATCTACTTCTGGAGTAATTGTTTTTTCGCTAACTGTTAAACCAACACGATATGATGGTGTATTATCATACTTGTCAAGAATAATTGTTTGGGTACCACCTGTTACTGGGTCTGCGCAAAGAACGAAGAAACCATTAACATAATAAACACCACGAGCAACTGACGCTAAAGAACCAATACCTGTTGCAACATTATGCGATGCGCCAACAGTAGTTAAAGTTTGGAATGTTCCAGAACCATCATCAATAGTAATTGTTTCACCATCAGTAAATGTTGTTCTTGATCCGACTGGGTAAGTGTTTCCAAAAGTGTCAGTAAATGCTATTGTGTTCGCAGATGTATACTTAACGAAAATTGTTGTTGGATCTGTTGAGTTTGCGTGAGAAACAGCAACGATTGTTGCTTTAATTCCACTTGTTGTGGAAGTAATTGATTTATTATTTTGTTGACCAATAAAAGATTCAGTTACGGTATTACCATAAGAAGTGCCAAGTTTAACATAATTGGCAGAAATATCAATAGAAACTTGCCCTGGAATAACCATTGAACCTTGTGTGTAAATGGCTGAACCTTGACTTTGAATCTGATTCTGTAAAATTGTTTGTAACTGAGTTAATTCGCGAGCCTGAACAGCAAAACCTGGACGGAACAAAATTCTATAAAATTTGTTGTCAGGCGAGAAATCGTCATTATATGGCTCGGTATTAAAATTGATAGTCATCTTTTGGTCTTCTTAGGTTAAATTCTATACTATTTAGTTTAGAATGAGATGGCAGTTCTCATAGTAACAGCTTCATCAGACGATGGAGTAAATGCCACTAAATTGTCGATGAATAATACTTCTCCTGTATATTTATCAACAGTTGGAGCACCAACCGCAGATATACTAAACTGTTGATTGCTTGGGTTTGTCATAACATCACCAACTAATGGTGTGTCGTTATTTAATGAAGAAACTAACATAGATTTACCAAGTCCATCAACAGCAACAATAACATATTGTTTCTGGTCAGTATATGTTACATTGTTTAAAGTAACAGTTCTTGGGATTGTTAAAATTTGGTCTTTTAAGAAATTAGAAGCATTGTATGTGCCACCAATAACCCAACATGCAGAACCCAAGTTAGCATTGTAAATATTAGTTGTTCCCTGTGCGTATGGATTCTTAATAATACCAACTTGTCTATATGCATTATTTACAGTAAATCCTTGGTTTGTGTCCAAAGAAACATTACTATAAAACATTAATGTAGTTGCGAATAATTCTTTGTAAGCATTTTTACTATCTCCATCATATGGAGATATAACAGCTCTAGCTACAGCACCATAGCCATTACCTGTAATTGTAATATTAGCATAGGTATATCCAGATCCTGGATTTACAACTGTAATTTTTGTTACTTTACCATTACTTGTTGAC